ATGGTCATTAGGGGGGCGGGAGAGCAGGGCAAGGCGGGGCCGATATGCCTGACGGCGCGCCAGCGCATCTTTGTGCGCGAATATCTGCGGACGCAGAATGTGCAGCAGGCGGCGGTGAAGGCGGGGATAAAGAGCCCGGCGAGCTATGGCTACCGGCTGCGGCAGAACCCCAAGGTGCAGGCGGCGATCGCCCAGGCGCAGAGCGATGTGCGCTGGCTGTTCGCGCAGGAGGCGGCCGAGGCACTGAGCATGCTGGTAGAGCTGATGGCAAACGGCCAGTCCGACTCGGTGCGGCTGCGGGCGGCCCAGGAGATTCTCGACCGGGCGGCCGGCGATAAACGGCCGGAACGGCAGGGTGAGCGGGCGAGCGCGGCGGGCGCACAGCTGCTGGATTACGCTGACCCGGCGGCGGTGGCGACGAGGGTGGAGGAGCTGCGCCGGCGGCTGCTGTGGGAGGCCGGGGCCGGCGATCAGGAAAAAGGCGAGAAAGCGGGGGAAAAGTAATGCTGGGTCTTTTGGGGACAATGCTGGGGGCGGGGTATAATCCGCTGGATAATTTTTTTGGCAGGCTCGATGCGCTGAATACGGGCGGCATTGGCGGGGCGGCGTCGATTTTACCAAACGAAAATGATCCTATAAATAAAATTGTGAAGGGCAAAATTGAGGTGCCTATGGGGCCGATCAGCATCAGCATGGATAAGGGCAAGATCGCCGGCGGACGCCTCAAGCTGGGGGGCGATATGTCCATCGGCCGCAGTGCAGACGGCTGGGACCTCAATAACGGCCTGTCGGGAATCCGCTTCAACCCCAGTACCAACCGCTTCGAGTACTACAACCGCGGCCTGACGGTCGGCTACGGCGGGCCGGATGACTGGCGGGTGAGCCAGGACGGGCCGATAAAGTGGCAGGTGGGTCCGGGGGCGATTGAGGTGGCCAAGGATGGCTATAGGGCCGGATATTCGCGCAAAACGGGGCCGTATGTTAAGTACGAAAAAAGGTTTTAGACCGGCGGGGTGGGGCAGATGGCCGAAGGAATGCTGAGCAGGGAAGAGATGGCCGAGTACGCGGTGTTGGAGGCGTTTCGCCAGTACGGCGAGGAGCCGTGGTTTTTCGTGAAGGAGTGCTGCTGGACGAAGGACGAGGCCGACGGCGGCCGGGTGAAACGCATGCCGGCCAAGGCGTATCTCAGGTATGTGGCCGGGGTCTGGCGGGCGGAGACGCTGCTGGCCGTGCCCAAGAGCCGGCGGATGCTGATGACCTGGCTTTTTTTGTGTCTGCATCTGTGGGCGGCGCTGTTTCAGGCGAACGCGGCCATTTTCATCCAGTCGAAGAAGCAGGAGGACAGCGAGTATCTGCTGGGCGAGGACCGGCTGACCTTCATCTACCGCCACCTGCCGGGTGAGTTTCCCTGGCCGCGGCTGGAGAAGGCGACGGCCGGCAGGAGCGGCCGGGGCTATTCGTTCCTAAGGTTTTCCAACGGCTCGTTCATCGCCGCGGTGGGCCAGGGGCCGGACCAGCTCAGGCAGTATACGGCGTCGCACGTGTATCTAACCGAGATCGCTTTCTGGGAGTGGGCCGAGGAGACGTTCGCCGCCCTGGTGCCAATCGTCCAGGGGGGCGGCAAAATAACGATAGATTCGAGCGCCGGGCCGGGGTTCTTCGACCGGCTGGTGAACGGGGAGATTTAGTATGGCGGCAGAGAAGACGCCCCAGGGTGTGAACCGCTGGACGACCAGGCAGGGGGTGACGGTGGTGCGGGTGCACTACACGGCCGATCCGGCGAAGCGGTCGCCGGCCTGGCAGGCCGAGCAGCAGCGGGGAATGTCGGCGGCGATGTGGGAGCGGGAGATGGAGATTAACTTCCGGGTGATGCTTGGCAAGGCGTGGTTCCCCGAGTTTCGCTTCGAGTTCCATGTGGCCAAGGAGGCGCTGAAGCCGTTCGCCGGCAAGCCGGTCATCCGAGGCTGGGACTACGGGCTGACGCCGTGCACGGTGTTCGCCCAGTACGGGCCGAAGGGCGAACTGGTGGTGCTGGGGGAGGTGCAGAGTATGGACTGCGGGGTGACGGCCCATGCGCGGGTGGTGCAGGCCGAGAGTACTAAATACGCGGGCCTGAGCTTCGTGGATGTGGGCGACCCGGCCGGGCGGCAGCGGGCCCAGAGCGACGAGCGGTCGTGCGTGGATATTCTGCGGGACCAGTACGGGATATATGTGCAGGACGGGCCGGTGAGCGCGGTGAAACGGTGGGAGGCGGTGCGGACCAGGCTGACGACGGTGACCGACACCGGCGGGCCGATGCTTCTGGTCGACCCGGGCTGCCAGTGGCTAATCGGCGGCTTCACCGGCGGCTACCGGCGGCAGAAGGTGGGCGAGCGGTACCTGGAGGAGCCGGAAAAGAACGAGTACTCGCACACCCAGGATGCGCTGGGCTATATCTGCGCCGGCGGCACCGGCAGCCGCCGGCGGTGGGAGGATGTGGCCATCCCGCGGGCCGGGAGAATGTAGAAAATAAGATAAGGAGGCTTTGGTATGATGCTGAGTAAAAAGGAAGAGGAGTACCTGAAAAGGCAGAAGGCGCTGGGGTATGAGCCCAGCCTCATGGGGATGGACGAGGAGGACCTCGACTATGTGCCGTCGTGGGCGCAGGGTCGGACACCGTCACTCCCGCTGACCCAGGAGTATCGGCCGGTGGACCGGGAGTTCGCCGAACGGATACTGAGGCTGTTCGAGCGCAAATGGGACCCGAACTGGCAGATGCCGGATTTGGACGGGTCGGAGTTTAGCAAGCAGCCGCAGCCGTGGGTGGGAGGGAGCGGAAACCAGGAATATACGCCGGCCATTGGTACGGGTCAGGATTATGAGGGACAGACAATGAACGGGGCGGGGATTAAGCCGGCGGTTTTTGAGTCTAATGGAATAGTAGATGGCAAGTTAGTTAGCCGGGCGCCGGGTGCTAATGATTTTGCATATTCCACCTATGGAGGAACAATAAAGGCCTCTGGACCGAGTTTATCGGAAACCTGGAAGAGAATCGGGGAGGTTGGAAAGGAAGCAATCAAGCTAAACAAGTTTGGAGAGAAGGCGTATGAAGCGGCCATGAAAGAGGGCTACGGCCATGATGAGGCAATGGAAATAGCGAAGGATGCACAATGGATGCATACTACGTATAGAGTAGCAGACTTGGGAAGCAATGTGTTGTGGAGATGGCCCCTAGTAGCCCCTATTTTAGCAGGCAAGGAAGTGGCAAAAGAAATTTACGGGGACGATATAGAAAATAATATTATTCAACAGGCGATAAATTACAGAAAAAAACCTGCACCGCTTCCATCGGATGCAACAGTGTTGTTACCCTAATTTTTCATACGCGAAGGAGGAGATAATAACTACTCCGCTTTCACATTGATTTACGGTCGCAAAGGCGTGCCGCGAATGGTGGAGGGTGGTTACGCGCCGTTGGGGAGCAGGCCGCCAGGGACGCCACAAGCCTGGCCACGGACGGCCGGGCTAGGCAGTTCACGGTCATGGATGACCGTTGAACAACGGTGGTCGCGGCTGGCGGCGCTCCGCTTATCGGCGCGTTCAGCCGGAACCTTGAGCCGCCGACTTGCGGCAAAAAAAGAAGAAAGTGTTTTTCAAGCAAGCAGAGGAAATGCTTCTTTTTTATTTGCAAAAATATAGGGGAGGGAATAATTGCTGAGTTAAAATGAAGAGGACTATATGAAAAGGCTGAGGGATTGCATGTTGTTCAGGGGCCGGTCAACTTCGGCCCCTTTAAGTTGCCTGGAGAAGAGGAACCGGCTTAGAGTACTACTAACGCTGGTTTTAATCAAGAATCGTTTACGGGATTTACTTATCCAAGCCCATACTGATAGAGTAAAAGGACAAGGGAAGCTGGGTGTTATCCAGCTTCCCTTAAGTCTATTGATTATGAAGAAAAGAAATCCAACAAATAAGTTATTGGCTAGTCACGCGTAGCCATTTGAAAGAGCGAAGTAGTGACAGGAAGTCATTCAGATATTTATCGCATTCTCCTTTGGGACCGGTGATGACGAATATGGCATAGTAGGGGGAGTCGGGGCCAGGGTCGATGTAGCAAAGATAATCGACCTGGTCCTGGTTGATGACGTATTTTTTCGAGGCGTATTCATAGTTTAAGGTGCCGACAGGGAAGTCGAGAAAGTCTACGGTCTTTTTTCTCAGGGAAAAATCCCGCATATCGGCTTCAAGGCTTTGTTTTACGGTTAACCCTTTTTTCTCCATGACCCTTGCATATATCAGGACGGGCGAACTATTGATGTCATAACCGGGCATGGGAAAGTAAAGGTTAACCTGATGTTTATTTGCGTCTGTGCTTATCCCCTTCCAACCGGGAGGTTCGGATACCATGAAGGACCAATCTTTCCCGTAAGGCTGAAGGGTATCGGCGAATGCCGTCCCGCCGAAAGCGATCAGAAGAACAAAGAGGAGCAGAAAGATTTTGAATATCTTCATGCAGTATCATCCTCCTATTGGAACAGTATGGATTATAGTATATAATTTTACAAAAAACAAATATTTCCTTTAATAGTTAATTAGTATGATAATTTTCGGTATCCTTGTAGTGAGACAGTAATTTTTTCAGAGATTGCGAAAAAAGGGAAATAATGGTTTGCTGACGAATGGGTGTCGTAAGGAGCGTGATCGGGAGGGCTAGAGCATGACGAGAAGTCAAGTATACTGGTTCTGGTTTTGGGCTTTTTGGTTATATTTATTTGAAGTGAGCTCCAATTTGTTCTATAGGATTATGTCTGAGGTTTTTTCAGTTTCATTTTCCAATGATACATGGACTGATTTTCTGCTTTCGGTATTGCTACTACTATGTTCTGGGGCATATATTTCTCTGTTCATAGCACCGAAAGGAATAATTTCGATAGACGGAATCAAAATAGGCAGAGATAAGCTTGTCCCGCTTGATAATGTGGAGCGAATAGTGAATGACGGCTACGGATACCCTTCGGTCATTATCACAACGGCGGGCCAGAAAAAAGCATGGTTAGGTAGCGCGGATTATGCAAGATTGGCAATAACGAGGCTCAAGCAATGGGTGATTAAGAGTGACAAAATAGAAGTGACCACGAAAGAGCAAGAGTTTAGCGCAAAATATTCACGTTTGGGGAAGTACCAGACATTTCGTCTGGATATGGCAAATAATCTGATCGCAATTGCCGCGGTTATTCTAATGCTAGCGCGAAAAGGTTTCGACGAAGCTTTTAATATCAGTCTTGGACTATTAGCAATTAGCTATACTTATTATTACATTAATGAGAAATATAAAAGGGTAGAGGTCACAATCGAGGGAGAAACAGTCCGAATAATTGACAGCAACAAGGCTGAACGCAGCTTTCGCTTCAGCGAGGTGGACAAGGTAGAAAGGGACTTTTTTCAGACCAAGGCTACTTTAAAGAGCGGCGAGGCTGTTTATTTCCCGCAGGCCTGCATTATCCTGCCGGAGTTGATCGAGGAGTTCAGGACTCAATATAAGTAGTAATAAGACTAAGTATTACGAATATAAAAGACCCAATCGCTATTCGCGATTGGGTCTTTATCGTCAGTTCATGAATTGTCCGTCAGACCATTTGCCTTGTTTAACTATTTTGCCGCGGGAGTCGTAGAGGGTGCCGTAGCCGCTCGGCTGGCCGTCGAGGAAACCGCCCTCGTAGGTGGAGCCGTCGGCGTATTTCGTTTTGCCGACGCCGGTGCGGTGGCCGTAGGCGAAGTCGCCCTGGTAGACGGCGCCGTTTTTCCAGGTGTATACGCCTTTGCCGTGGCGGAGGCCGTCGAGGAAGCCGCCTTCGTAGGTGTCGCCGCTGGGGAATTTCTCGCTGCCCGGGCCGTTGGCCTTGCCGTTCGCGAAGGTGGCCTCAAGGATGCCGCCGTCGACGTAGCGGAGGATGCCTTTGCCGTGGAATTCCCAGGCTTTGAATTGGCCTTCGTAGCTGGTGCCGCTAGTGAAGAGCTTGATGCCGCGGCCGTTCGGTTCGTTGGCCGACCAGTCACCTTCGTAGACGGTGCCGGACTGGGTGCGGTAAACGCCTTTGCCGCTGCGGAGGCCATCTTTGAATTGGCCTTCGTAGGTGGGGCCGTCGGTCCATTTCATGGTGCCGTGCCCGTGGGGTTTGCCGGCGACGAGGGTGCCCTGGAAGGTGACGATCAGTTTGTCGTTGCGGATGAACTCGAAGGTGCCGGGGCCGGTGGCGCGGCCGTCGGCGTCGCTGATGCCGGTCCAGGTGGCGGTATAGCCGGGGGCATAGTCGAGGCACCAGATTTTGACGCCGAGGGGGGTGGCTACCCAGCCGTCGGCGGCGAAGGCGGCGCCGGACAGAACGAGGAGCGAGAGCAGGATGGCGGCGGCGAGGGCCGGGAGTTTGCCAGGAGTCATTGCCGATTCCTCCTTAGTATAGGTCAGCCGAGGAATTTGCCTTTTTCCCAAAGGCCGTGTTTGTCGACGGTGCCGTCGGGGCGATAGAGGGTGCCCTGGCCATGGTAGAGGCCGTCGAGGAATTCACCCTGGTAAAAGGCGCCCCCGGGAAGGGTCAGGCGTCCGCTGCCGGTGCGGCCGTCGAGGATGAAGTCGCCTTCGTAGAGGCTGCCGTTGGCCTGGCGGTAAAGGCCGCGGCCATGGCGCCTGCCGTAGAACCAGTCGCCCTGGTAGGAGGAGCCGTCGGTCCATATGATGTTGCCCTGGCCGTGCTTTTTGCCGCTGAGGAAGGCGCCCCGGTAAACGCTGCCGTCGGCGCCGGTGAGGGTGCCCTGGCCGTGGGCGGCGTTGTCTTTGTATTCGCCCTGGTAGAGACTGCCGTCTTTATCGCGGAAGGTACCTTTGCCCTGGCGCTTGTCGGCGGCGAAGTCGCCTTCGTACCAGGAGCCGTTAGCAAAGTCCATGCGGCCGTAACCCTGGCGGTTGCCGCTGACAAAGGGGCCCCGGTAGGTGAAGGTTTTGTCGACGTGCATGAGTCCCTGGCCGTGGGGGCGGCCTTTGACGAGGTCGCCTTCGTAGGTGATGCCTATGCCGACTTTGTAGATTCCTTTGCCGTGGGGCAAGCCACCCCAAAAGTCGCCTTCGTAGGTGAGGGCGTCGATGGGTTTGTCGTCTTTGTCAGCGTCGCTGCCGGTGGCGAGGAAGGGGAGGAAGAGGCCCATGAGTTCGTTGATGCTGCGTAGCTGGCCTTTACCTTTGCCGTGGGGTCGGCCGCCCAGAAAATCGCCTTCATAGATGAGGACGTTGCCGAGGTTCATGCGGCCGACGCCGTCGGGCACGCCCTGGCGGTAGCTGCCCTGGTAGGTGAAGCTAACTTCGCTTTTGAAGTAGCGTTTGAAGTTTTCCATTTCGGCAGGGGTGTAGTGGAGGACGGTGCTGACGAAAGAGAAGATGTCGTGGATGAAGACGGTGCCCTGGCCGTCGGGAAGGCCGTCGGCGAAGCTGCCTTTGTAGTAGCCGCCGCCGGGGTAGGTGAGGTAGCCCTGGCCGTGAAACTTGCCTTTCAGCAGGCTGCCTTCGTAGGTGATGAGCGGCTGGTCTTTGAGCAGAATCTTGAGGGTACCGCTGCCGGTGGCGTAGCCGTCGGCGTCGCGGCCGCCGGTCCAGGTGGCCTTCTGGCCGGGGGTGCTGTCGAAGCTCCATAGTTTGGCCCGCTGGTCGGTGAACAGCCAGACGCCGAGGTCGGCCGGCGGGGCGGCGGTGGCGCAGGCGGCGAAAAGAAGGAGAAGGGCAAGGGTGAGGATGGCCGTACGGAGTGTTTTCATCTGGCAGCCTCCTCAACCGGCGCATCGCCAATGAATTTGCCCTTGGACCAGTTGCCCTGCTGGAGGGTGCGGCCGTCGGCTGCGTACAGGCGTCCGCTGCCGTGGAACTCGCCGCGTTCGAAGTCGCCTTCGTAATAGTAGCCGTTGAAGAAACGCCAGGTGCCTTTGCCGGTCATGCTGCCGCGGGCGTAGGCGCCAGTGTAGCTGTCGCCGTTTTTCCAGGTCATGGTGCCCTGGCCGTGGGGGGTGAGGCGGTCGAGGTCGCCTTCGTAGCGGCCGCCTTCAGGCCAGGTGATGGTGCCTTTAACCTGGCGGCCTTCCTGCCACTCGCCGGCGAAGATGACGCCGCTCGGCCAGGTCATGACGCCGCTGCCGTGGTACCTGTCGTCGAGCCACTGGCCATCATAGACGACGCCGCCGGCCGAACGGTAGGTCCCCTGGCCGTTGCGCTGGCCGGCGTACCAGTTGCCGTCGTAGTAGCTGCTGTCGCGCCGGGTCAGGAGACCCTGGCCCTGGTAGCGGCCGTCAACGAACTGGCCTTCGTATACGTCGCCGGAGCCTAAAAAGGCGAATTTGCCTGAGCCGTGGTAGCGGCCGCGGCTCATCTGGCCCTGGTAGACCTGGGCCGGTCTGCCGTTTAGGAGGAAGCGCATGGTGCCGCTGCCGGTGGCGTAGCCGTCGGCGTCGACGCTGCCGGTCCAGGTGGCGGTTTCGCCTTTGAGGACGTAGTCGGCCCAGACTTTGGCGCCGCTGTCGGTAGTGGTCATGAATTCACCGGCGAATGCGGTGCCGGTCAGGAGGAGGAGGGCGACGATGATGGTAAAGAGGCGGGAAAGGGGGTGGATGCGGGCCATCGGTGGTCACCTCCGGGTTAACGTTGGGCTGCGAATTTTTGGTATCTTGTGGTAATGCTTCGTGGTGAGGGGCGGTTTATCCTCTTGTTTATACGTTAATTGACATTTGGCGACAGTCGGGGGAGTGCAAAAATAAATTTTGCGGTGGACGGTTTTTGGACTATTTTTGGACTGACGGGCCAAAAAGGTGTGGTATGATAATAGCGTGGAGAACTGTCCGAGGGGACGGTTCTTTTGTTTTGCGGACAGGTGGTGGATGAAGAGCGGATGAATAAAGGAGGAATGAGACGACGAAGCAAGAAATAGGAAAATAATGGTGGGGGTATGGGAGGCTGGGTAAAGTGCAGCAATCCTTGATCATGTTGATGTACTTCCTGGTAGGGTGCGGGCTCGTTATGTACCCGTGGTTCTTCGATAACCGCGTCAGTGCGATGAATGCCTGCACTTTGGTTGTCTGCGTTTTTGCGCTCACTTTTTCCGCGGTGATAGTCAGACCGGTAAAAATTGCGATGTTTTTGGTGTTTGTGGTGGCAAGCATGTATTTTGCATATGAAAGCGATTATCTGCCGATAATGATTTCGACGCCGTTATTGATAATTTACCTTTTTTATATGGCGTTTATCAGAAAGAAGCCAGAAGAGAATGTGCAGGATAACAATTCTCAGAAGTAGAGCATGGCCGTACTCATTTGAGTACGGCCGATTGTTTTAGCGGGGAAAATAAGATAGAGGGGGCAAAGTGTGCGCTGGCGGATGGGACGCCAATGGACGATTTGCGCATGCTGATCTGCGAGCTGGAGCGGCGGCTTAAAGGAACTATGCGGGCCAAATAATAAATTTTTGCGGTGGACGGTTTTGGGACTGTTTGTGGACTGAGGGGCCAAAAAGGTGTGGTATGATAATAGCGTGGAGAACTGTCCGAGGGGACGGTTCTTTTGTTTTGTAGGTGGTACGGGGTTATCGGAAAGACTGAGGGGGTGCGCGGGTGGACGGCAAGAAAGAGGAACTGCTTTCCAAGATAAAGGCGGATATCGAGGCGGCGAACCGCTACTATGAGTCGGATGTGGAGCCGCTGCTGCTGGAACGCAGCAAGATTTACCACGGCGATAAGGACTACTATCGCCAAAAGTATCCCGACCTGTCGGAGATCTCGGATCTGGTGACTACCGATCTGGCGGATATCATCGAGTGGTCGATGCCGTCTTTAATGAAGGCGTATTTCAGCGGGGCGAGCATCGTGTCGATCCGCGGGGTGACGGCGGAGGATGAGGGCCCGGCCAAGGTGATGGAGGGGCTGATAAACTATCAGCTGACCAAGCTGAACAAGTTCTTCGTGGTGTGCTACGACTGGGTGAAGGAGGCGTTCATCGGCAACGCGGCGGCGATAAAGTGCTCGTGGGTGCGGGAGACGAAGCGGGATAAGCAGTATGTGGAGATTTTGTCGACGGAGCAGCTGGCGGCGCTGGAGGAGTCGGCGGCGGCCGAGGTGCTGGCGAGCGAGCCGGTGCCGGGGGCGGAGGGGCTTTATAAGGTGGAGTTCGCCACGGTGAAGCTGGCCCGCAACGCGCCGAAGGTGGAGAATGTGCCGGCATCGGAACTTAGGTTTTCCCCTGAGGCGACCGACATCGATAACTGCCATTTCGTGGCCCACCGCAAGATCGTGACGGTGGACTATCTGCGGCGGCTGGAGAAGGAAGGGCTGTACCGCAATGTCGACGAGGTGGTGGAGAACCTCGGCAGTGTAAAGTACACCGAGGCCGAGCGGCTGAACAACCCGGATGTCGATGTTTACGCCCGCGAGGAGAACCAGACGGCCCGCAAACGGGTGGAGCTGTACGAGTGCTATGTGAAGTACGACGCCGACGGCGATCAGATGCTGGAGGACTGGATCGTGACGGTGGCCAACAAAGTCATTATTCGCCGCGAGCCGAACACGTATGGCCGGCACCCGTTCTTCCTGCTGTCGCCGGTGCGCGATCCGGGGCGGATATGGCCGAAGAAGGGGGTCGGCCAGTTCGTGAGCGAGATCCAGTCGCTGAAGACGGCCTTCCTGCGGCAGATAATCAACAATACGGCGCTGAATAACGACCTGCCGGCCTTTGTGGATGAAAACCGGGTGAATATCATGGATGTGGTGGAACGGCGCAAGACGATCAGGGTGACGGGGTCGCCGCGGGATGCGATATCGTTTCCGCCGCTGCAGCCGATGGCGCCGTGGACGATGAACTTCCTGGAGTATCTGGAGGGGGCGAAGGAGCAGGCGTCGGGGGTGACCCGTTATAACCAGGGACTGGACGCGAATACGCTCAATAAGACGGCGACGGGGATTTCGATTATTCACGAGTCGGCAATCAGCGGCTGGAGCTCATCGCCCGCATCCTTCTGGAGACGGGGCTGACGCCGCTGTTCCGGTTCCTGATCACTCTAAATCAGCGTTTCATCGATCAGCCGCAGGTGGTGAGGCTGGCAAACGAGCCGCTGGTGGTGCAGGGGGACGATCTGCAGGGGAACTTCGATCTGGAGATAAATGCCGCTTTGGGCGTCGGGTCGAAGACGACGGAGATGCAGAATATGCAGATGCTGCTGTCGATGTACCCGCAGCTGGCTCAGGCGGGGATCGTCCAGCCGGCGAATGTGTACAACGCGGTTAAAAAGCTCCTTGAGATAATGGGCTACAAGAACACCGGCGAGTTTATCTCGCCGCCGCAGTTGCCGCAGCCGGGGCCGGCCACGGGTTTGCCGGGCGGACTGCCGGGATCGGTGCAGGCTCCAGGGCTGCCGGGCAGTCTTTCTTCCTCCTTTCCTGCCGGGCAGCCCCAGGGGGCTTTGCCGGGGGCGGACGCGGCGTTCTGGCAGAAGGTGCTGCAGGGGGCGAGCGGCAATGGATAAGGAGCAGCTGAGGCGGCTGGCGGAGCAGGCGGGCCTAGGCGAGGAGGCCGAGATGGCCCTCAGGTGCTGCGAGCAGCTTTTCCCGGCGATGCGGGAGGAGCTGTACCGGCAGATGGAGGGGGAGGAAGCGCCGGATATGGCCCTGCTGCGGGCCAAGCTGATGGTGCTGCGGAGCATCGAAGAGAGGCTGGGAGCGGCCATCCGCAGCGGCCGGCTGGCGCTGCGGGAGCTGGAACGGTAGACAGGAGGATTTTGGAAAATTGAATAGAAGAAATGGAGGGGAGTAAAGAGGAAGCTGGTGAGCAAATGCGGGATAAGTCTTTTATTTGGTTTGTGGCGGGAGCAACGCTGGCTACTTATTTGAGCTTTATCGGTGAGTATCATATTGCAATACCGGTTGTAAGCGTTTCGGTTATTACTGTGAGGTCTATGAGAACAAGATTTCTGGCTATCGTGGCTTTGCTATGGGCGGGGGCAATTTTGTATTACGATATTAGCTTAAAAAACATGTTGCTAAAAGAGGTTTTTGTTGTTGTCTTCCTGGCGGCCGGGTTATATGTCATATTCAAAAAGATACCAGAGTGAATTGCGAGATGTAATTCTAACAAAGGAGAATGTGCATGGAGCTTATTATGCCTGATTTTTTGAATAAGAATTTACCTGCGAAGGAACGGTCTCAAGATTTGATGGATTATGCAACAGTACCTCTCGGAATCGCAGGTCTATTTACTGCGAATCCGCTTTGACCGGTGCTGCGTTAATTGCCGGATTACATGCGATGCAGGATAAGGGGAACGGTGTACCTATGCAGCAGAGCGACAGCGGGGATTATTATGGACCCAAAGGTGAGCGCACCAGGGTTGAAGATATGGCAAACAGGGTTGTCGGCGACAGCCAGTGGGGATATTAAGGGGATGACCTTTGGAATACGGCGGTATAAAGGAGGGCTTTGAATGAGTGCAGGGAAGCCGCGGACGGCGAAGCAAGAAAGGCATCACGACCGGGCCTGTGCTTTCTATAAGATGGTGCTGAGATGGCAAAGAGAGAGGCAGGGAGGTCACGGCCGCAGCAGCCGGCAGGCGGTGATGGGGCTGCCGGAGGCAGTGCGGGGGAACTCGACTCATGCGCATGTAAAGCGGTTTATCGAGGCGGCGCTGGCGGACGGGACGCCCTGGGATGATCTGCATATGCTGGTGGCTGAGCTGGAGAAGCGGGCAAGGGTGAGATAAGGAAGGAGTAGGATGAACGCCGGAGGGCGTTTTTTTAGTGGTTAAAAGTTGGGTAATCCAAATGCAGAGCAATGAAGGACATCCAATTTATCCCACGAATCTAAACGGTGGGAGATAGTGGAAGGACGGATAAAGGAGACCTGCAAGGTGAACAAGTCGGCAATCGCCGTCGGTGCTATTTTACTGTGGGGCGGCATGGAGGTCCTGTTGCGGGGACTGGGCGGGAATCCATACACCGATCAGGTTATCCGGGCGGCTGTAGGTTTGGTTGTCAGCCTGGGCTTTGCCGTGCAGATAGGTCGGCTGACGGAGGTTCGCTGGGGCATTTTGCTGGCGATTGTGTTCATTTTTACGCATTTTCTGCTTTGGGTGAATAACTTCTTCGTTGTCGGCTATTTTGTTTGGGCCGGCTGGCGGCTGAGCAGTAAGCGGACTATAGAATTAACCGGTGAACCGGTCATGGGAGAAAGGCTGGGCGACTTTTTCGCGAGAGTCCGGCTGTGGGAGCTGGCGCTGTGGATGGCGCTTAGCCTGGCGGTAGGCTTGGTCGCCGGCATGTGGAGCGGGTGGGTATGGCTGGCTGACGATAAGCTGGGGACTGAGGTTTTTGACTATGTGGCTGAAGGGCTGATAGCGTTTTGGCTTTTGGGGAAACTGGAAGGCGCGGGTTTGGACCTGGACGGCTTTATCGGCAGGTGGCCGCAAGGGCGGCTAATCGGCGAAGGTTTATTGGTGGCACTCGCGCTGGCGATGGTTGGCAACGGAATGACATATGGGCTGGTCTACGTCATAGCCGGCTTTGACCCTGCATTGGCCGAGAATGCTCTGAAGCACTTAGCTTGGCAGCCGGCGATTGACAAATGGTGGCTGGAGACATTCATAGGCACGGTTGTTTTCGCACCGATTGTCGAGGAACTGATTTTCAGGGGAGTCGTGCTACGGCGGCTGGCGGCAATCTGGGGAAATACGGCGGCGATCTTGGTATCGGCGCTGGTGTTCGGCCTGCTGCACGGGTGGGAGCTGGCGGCGGCGATGACGGTCGCCGGTATAGGCTTCGCGGTGCTGTATGCAAGGAGCCATACGCTGGTCGTGCCGATCGCGGCGCATATGGCGAATAACCTGGCGGCTTTTTTGATGATAGTGTTTTATCCCGGACAAGCGCCGGTGACGCTGGCGCAGCTGCAGACGGAAATGCCATGGGACCTTTTGTTGGCTGGAGTGTCGTTGCCGGTGTTGGCGATGTATTTTTACAAGTATTGGCCGCGAGGAAGCTGGGTGCGGTATGACAGACTATGATGATAGGGAGACAGAGGGACTTTGTGGGGCAAATGGCAAACAGGGTGTTGGGTGAATTGCAGCCCACAGAAAAGGACGCGAGCAGCGTCCTTTTAATATTGGGTGATTTTAGCGAGTGAAGAGCCAGAGCTGCTTTGTGGAGGTGCAATATGCTAGGGAGTATGTCGGCGAGGTATGAGTCGAACGGCGATGCGGGGGCAATCGGGCGGAATGCCGGCGATGCCGGCGGGGCGTCGTACGGGGCGTATCAGTTTGCTGCAAATGTCGGGGTGCCGGAGGACTTCGTGGAGTGGCTGGGGGAAGAAGGGTATGAGGGGGCGAGCGTGCTAAGGAGGGCGGGAGAGCCGGGAACGGCCGAGTTTGACGAGGCCTGGCAACAGGTGGCGGCGGCCGATCCGACGGGGTTCTACTCGATGCAGCACCGGTACGTTGAGGTGATGTACTACCAGCCGGCTAAGGCGGCGCTGCTGGATGCGGGCGTCGATATCGGCAGTCGGTCGGCGGCGCTAAGGCAGGTGGCATGGTCGGCGGCGGTGCAGTACGGCTCCGGGTATGTGGCCGAACTTTTTCAGTCGGCGGCGGGACTGGTGGATGCTACTCCTGCGGAGCTGGATGACGGGACACTCATCGAGTGCATTTATGCGGTGCGGGCGTCGGACGAATGGACGGCGGGCAGTCCTGGCCTCAGGCCGGGGCTCAGGGCACGGTTCGCCGAGGAGTGCCGGGAGGCGCTGGGAATGCTGGAGTAACCGACCAAGCGGCGACGCAGTCGGTAGGAAGGGTAGGAGAAGAATGGAGTATCTGGATTTGCAGCTTTTTAACGATGCCGGTGGCGAGGAGGCTGGAGCAACCGCAGAGGACTCCGGCGCCGGCGGGCCGGTGGAGAAGGTGGCGCTGGACGATAACGGCGAGGTGCGGATTTTCTTCGAGGAGCGGGAGGCTGAACCCGAGGGTGCAGCAGATGTATGCCGATGTCAGCGAGAGGGCGGGGCAACAAGAGACGCTGGTCGGCCTGGAGAGCGAGCTGCGGTCACAGGATGCAAACTATGATGAGATCTACGATTTCGCCAGGGCGAAGGTAGCCGATCTGCCGTACCGGGATTATGTGCGGCTGCAGGAGGCCTTTGCGCGGGGGGATGCCGGACTGCTACGGTCTTTTTATGAGGCGGCCCGCCGGAATTTCTACGCAGAGAGGCAAGGGGTGAAGACAGGGGAGAAACGCAGTCAGGCTCCCAGGTTGGAGGGAGCCGGCAATGGGGCAGAGCCGGGGAAGGAGCCGCCGAATTACGCGGAGCTGGGTAGGCTGAAGAGTTTCGATGATAAGCTGGTCTGGCTGCGCAGGCACAATATTAAACCATAGGGAGTGAGCGATGATATGGCAAGCCGTTCGTGGGAGATAGTGGGTTCGATCGATGATCTGACGTCAGTGATTACCAATATTTCGCCAAGCGCTACGCCGCTGTTTTCGAAGTTTAGCCGGGTGTCGGTGAAGAATACTACGCACGGGGCGCTGACCGATGTGCTGCCGCAGCCGGCGGTGCCGTCGATCATGGAGGGGGCGGACTATGTGACAACCGCCGCCAATGCCCGTGGTAGGCTGGATAACTATACGCAGATTTTCGACCGCGGTTACTGGGTGACGGATACTGATGAGGCGGTGATGAAGCGGGGGGTAAGCTCGGAGATCGAGTATCAGATGGGGATCGCGATGAAGGCGATCGCGCTGGATGTGGAGCTGGCGATCGTGACGAGCGCCACGGCTACCCGGCAGGATGCCACTAATGCCGGGAAGATGGGCGGGGTGCCGTTCTTCAATGATGTGAATGTGAAGAGTATGGCGAATGCGGCGCTCACGGAGACGGCGTTCAACGACGCTATCCAGTTGTCCTGGGTGAAGGGCGGGGTTCCTGAGATGGCGGTGGTGTCCGGCAAGAATAAGCGGACGATCAGCGGCTTCACCGCCGGGGCGCAGAAGACTCGCGATCAGAAGGACAAGAGAGCGATCAACGTTATCGATATTTATCAGTCGGATTTCGGCGAGGTGACGCTACTGGCGCATCGTCTTCAGGCCGATAGCCGTATCGAGATTATCGAGCCGCAGTATTTCCGGATGGGTTTCTTGGTTCCGTTCCACCGGGATGATCTGCCGAAGAAAGGGCACAAGATCGAAAAGGTGATCACCGGCCAGTGCACGCTGGAGTGCCGGGCTAAGGATGCGCATTCGTGCATTACTAATATCGCCTGATTTGATGGACGAGCCGCCTGGGGGTGAGGAAGGTGCTGATTCATCAGGAGCTGAAGGTGGATAAGAGCAAGGTGACCTTGCGGAATGTGACGGATGACGTTCAGGCGGGTGAGGCGGCTGGCGATGCGCGGCGCGAGTATGCGGCGGCTGAGAATCCGAAAGGGTTTACTCCGGGGAGGTCCATGGCTCATGTTGCTGCCATACCCCCGGAGATAATGTTCCATGATCCCCTGTGTTTGGAGTTTCTGCGGCTCAGGAGTGCGGGGAATATAGAGGAGGCCCGGAGAACTCTCCGGGTCTTCCTGCAGCTTAATCCGCAGTTCCGGGCGAGCGAGGCCAGGATTTAGGTACCTGCAAACCTGGCCAAGGAGGTGGGCCGAATGAAACGTCGCCGCTAAGATGAAGAAGGGGGGCAGCCTATTGGCTGCCCCATCCTTTATAAAGGAGTGTGCTCTATGAACGGTAAGGAGATTCTGGACAACGCGAGTAACATTATCCGGAGGCAGGACCTCGACCGGGGCCTCTTGCTGTTCTTTATTAATTCAGTCCGACGGGGTATCTTTCGCGACAAGCAGGTCAAACGTTTTTTTTCTTATAAGGAGAACGTCGAATGCTTAGATGGCGTTATCGACATGGTAGCTTATAACCTCAAAAGCCCGCGGACTATTGAACATGTGAAAACTGTCGACGGCAAGGTGACTAAGAAGTACTTGGCGCGTCTTATGAGCTACCAGCAGGCGATGGATATTTTCGGCTCGCTGGACGCTATCGGCAACCCGCAGGCGTACCTGGAAATGGGTACGACCTTGAGGATTCTAAATGTGCCGGCGACCGGGCAGATAAATATTTTCGGCGAGTTTTGGCCGACTGATCTCACTGACAGCAGCACCTCTACCGACATAATGGCAATCGAGATACCTGAAGCACTGGTTTCGCTTGGCGTAGCCGAGTATCTGGATATGCTGGGCGAGGCCGACAAGGCAGCCTATTGGCGTAACAAAGGGAGCGTTCTGGTCGAGGCGTACATGGCGCAGATCAACAAAATGGACTTTGACTCGACGGACGCCTGGAAGCGCCGCCCGTTCGGACGGCCGGCTACCAAGACTCGCGAGGTTTCATATAGAGGCTACGAACTCGAAGACCTCGATATGGGAGAGTGGAGCTGATGCTGAAATTCAGAGTCCGCCGTGGCGTGGCTGCTCATTTGCCGACGCTGGAGGAGGGCGAATGGGGGCTCACCACCGACACCCACGAGGTCTACATGGGGACCTCGGACGGCAATATAAAAATCGGCACCTATACCGACGTCAGCTCGTCGGTCGCTGCCCACGCCGCCGCCGCGACTGCCCATGCCGTCACCCAAATATTCGGCGCGGAGTCGACCACCGGCGCGCAGGCCAAGGCGGACGCCGCCCAGGATGCAGCGGCCCTTGATGCCACGAGCAAGGTGGACGCCCACGCAGCCGCTTCGCCAGCTCACGCCGTCGCCCAGATCGCCGGCGCGGCTTCGGAAACATGGGTAACAACCAACTACTACGACAAAACAACGTCAGACAGCCGCTACCAGCTCGCCGGCGAGGTCGGCATGTCGCCAATTGTGGCGGCCATTATCTTCGGGGGGTGATTAGATGCCCGAAACATTAGGCACCTTCGATCAGAGGGTGCTCGACGGCACCCTGCAGACGGTCTACACCGTGGCCATGGGCCACACTTTCGTCCCCAAAACCATCGCGCTTTGCAATGTCTCGACCACAACCATTCCGACCGTGTCCATCTATTTCGTGGCAAGCGGCGGCATGGCAGGGAACACCAACGTCATCGTCAAGGATAAGGCAGTTATTACGACCGAGACTATATTCCTCAATACTGACATGTACCTGCAGGCCGGCTTTACCATCCAGGTCCAGGCGAGTGCCGCAAGTGTGCTGAATTGCCAGGTGTCGGGGGTTGACATGTCGTGAGTAGGACGGTGGTACTAAATAACAAGTTCATCCCCTCTGACTTCCTGCCCATTGGCTTCCTTGGTTATCTGCCATACTCAGCGGTGCCGGCGGGCTGGCTCATCTGCGACGGGACGGTCTACAGCATCAGCGATTACCCGGAGCTGGCGGCCAGGCTCGGCAACACCTACGGTGGCGACGGGGTGACGACCTTCGCCGTGCCGGACGACCGGGGGCTGTTCCGGCGCGACCTCGATCTATCCAAGGGCTACGATGTGGGCAGGGCTTTGGGGAGCGAGCAGGTCGACGATTTTAAAAGCCACATGCACACACAGCAAGACGTGAACGCTTCCTCAAATACTTCTTATGTCGGCTCATCTGGCGGCATGATGACCCACCAGACGATAAACACCGGAGCCACCGGCGGCACCGAAACCCGCCCCAAAAACCGGGCCTACGTCCCCATCATTAAGGCAAAAAACATTTACTATGACATGACCATCCAGGGGGGTAACGCGGCCAGCCTGGGCGGCAATCCCGCAAGCTACTACGCGGCATCCTCGCAATGCGCAAAGTATACCGACTTTACCGGCTCATTCGCTGCGAATGGCTACCGCAGGCTGCCGGACGAGACGATTATTCAATGGGGGAGCGGCACCTATTCAAACGCTGCGACCGTCACCTTCCCGCTGGCGTTTCCGGTTGCCTGTTATTGTGTTGTAGTAAGTGCCGGCCAGGCCAGCAACCTTGCCACGGGCGCATATAACGCGACAACCTCACAATATACGATTGTTGTATGTAACTCAGCCTCTGGCGCAGCAGGAACAGCCAACGTATATTGGCAAGCCGTGGGCAGATAAGGAGGACAGCATGAAGTACGTCCATCACGACAACAGCAAGGTTCTGGGCTTCTTTGACCCGGAAATTCACGACTACATTCCCGAACCTAACTTTGCGATCAGCGACGAAGTCTGGCAGGCTTACCTTTCCGACCAAGCCTCCTATTCTGTAATAGACGGGCAGCTCGCGTACACGCCAGTCGTTATCCCAGACCCCACACCGGCCGAAATTATGGCATCTAAAATGACAGCCCTCGACGCAGAATACGCCCCGCAACGCAAAGACCTGTGGGATTACCTCGGCCTGGCCGTGAACTACTGGCAGGACACCGAGGCAGCGGCATCTATCCGGAGCGAGCTAACCGCTCTGGAAGATGAATACAACGCGAAAGTGCAGGTGATTGTCGATGGGTACAACGCAAGTGTTGGCGGTAACTAAGAGGTGTCCTAGACACGGGAAAGTCCTTGTCTATGACGCCGAAACCGGACTGTGGAAGTGTCCGATGGTAGGTTGCTACTACGCCATCCCAGGCGACCCACCTGAAATCAGCACAACAACAGAGTAGCGATGAGGGGCCCGCTTGCGGCCCCACCCTTTTTAGGAGGGGTTGACTTGTCTAAAATAGCGTTCACTCAAAATTTTGCCATTTACGACGCCTGCCCCATCGGCGCGATCATCACCTTTCCAGCAACAGCCATCCCGGCCGGCTGGCTGGAGTGCAACGGCCAGGCTGTGGACCGGACAACTTACGCCTTACTTTATAGCCTCATCGGTACGAGCTACGGCACCGGCGACGGCTCGACCACTTTTAACCTCCCCGACTACCGGGGCGCGTTCCTTCGGGGCAAAGACAACGGCAAGGGATATGACGCCGGGCGGACGCTCGGCAGCTACCAGGCGGACGATGTGGGGCCACACACCCACCCCTTGTCGGTAACGCAATCTACGGCTTCTGGCGGTGTTGGGTATAACTGCCCTTATCCTAACCAAGCAACACAAGCCGGAGACGTTGTGGCTAACACCGGCACGGAAACCCGCCCCAAGAATGTGTCGGTCATTTACTGCATCAAGGCGACAATGGTCATTACCGGCGGCCCGTCGACAGTCTCGACCTTTGCTGCCCTGACCCACATAACCCATTACGGCGAGGCCGTGAGCTTCGCTGGAAACGGGTACAAGAAGTTTGCTGACGGGCTGATTATTCAATGGGGTTATAGCGGGTCGGCAACAGATGGAGGCACCATATCATTTCCCGTCACTTTCCCCAATGTATGCTATTCGCTTCTGACGAGCATAGCTGGCGGCGGCTCTTTTGTTTCGGGAAGTGTTGGCACGACACTCAGTCAGTTTACCATTATCTTGCGCGCTTCAACAACCGGTAGCGCGGGAACCGCTCCATTGTACTGGGCAGCCGTGGGCAGATAGGAGGCGCGAAATTGTCCGGTCTGACTTCAACCATCAACGACAGCGGCAGGGTTTATCTGTTCGACAGAAACGCCCTGCCGAAAAACTTTATCGAGTCGGGAATGAAGATGACGCCGAGCGGCCTGGCTGTCAACATCGCCCCAGGCTCCTGCGATATTAGCGGCAAATACCACGAGCTAACCGAGCAGGTCAGCCTGACCCTGCCGCAGCGTAGGGCCTGTATGCCCTATGCCCTCAAAAGCGATCTGGCGGACGAGCCAACCTTCGGCTATGTCCAAGCGGCTTTCCCAGCGGCCGACGCCGGCACGGTCTGTCGCTGGATTATCGACGGCTCTGCGGACATCGCCAGCACGGTCGGCAGCAACAACCTGACCAAGACCGGCACGGTGACGCAGGTCGACGGCTGGATTGGCTACGGCGGCAAGGGCGACGGCAGCACCGGCTACTATGCTAGTGCCAACAGCACCGGCTTTCCGAGCGGGGCGGCGGCTTTCGAGGTTGACCTGGTTATAACCGCAATCCCAACTAGCGCCATCCAGGCGTTTACCCAGGACGGCAACTACGCCATGGGGGTATTTATTAATGCCTCCAACAATCTCAATATTCTTGACGATTCCTCCGGTTTAGTTGATACAGGGTATCCACTTGAAACCGGGAAAACGTACTACATCGGCCGCCAATATGACGGACTAAACGATATAGTGTTCGTTAACGGGCAATGTGTTTACAAAGTGCCGAGGAGCAGGACTGCTACCGCCGGGGTGCTTTATGTGCTGCGCAACAGCACGGCGGCTTATTATTCCAGCAGCATACTCCACTACGTCGAGGTTCGCAACGCCCTTCGCACTCCCGCCCAGATCGCCGCCATATCGAACGCCCTGCTGCTGCCCTGCCGCTACGAAAATGATTTAACCGAGCTAACGACAACGGACGGCAATTTGATAACCAACGGGGATTACTCCGGCTATCCGAAAGCCAACGCCGTGGACGGCAGCATATCGACGGCGTGGTACAGCGCAGCAAACGGGACGGCCGATGTAACGTATATCGGCAGGACCGGCTTATCCACTCCAGTCGGCAAGGTCAGGATTTACTCATCGTCGTCTACTTCCAATAACATGTCTACGGTCAAACCTCAGTATTCCCTGGATGGCGGCAGTACATGGAAAACGATTGATACAATAACGATTCCGATTACTGTTTCGGCCTGGGTCGATATTCCCATGCCGACCTATGCCTGCGGCTCTGGGTATCAATTCCGCCTACTCGCCGGCGCGAGCCTGCCGGGAAACTGTATTGTTCAAGAAATTAAGTTTTATTCCGGAACGGCGAGTACCCTTGACATTCGCTCCCTGCTCCCTGCCGACGCGATAAGCCTCGGCTTTGTCAGGACGGGGACAAGCGCGGTCGTCGAGCTGGACGACTGGAGCTACAAGACCGGCAGGCGCGAAGGAGCAACCGGCGGCAACCGGCGAGCATTCCTGGGGTGGAAGTATTTCAGCGGAGTGGCTACACTTGCCTGGGACAATCCCTTCGGGACGCGCAAAATCAAGACAATTTATGTATGGGCGCAAGATGCCAGTGGTACGAACGAGTCAGACATAACTTTTGACAGTGCCAGTACCTCCACTTTTTCATATGTTCCACAAGGGACTAGCGCCCAGCGCATCAGGGCCAGCTTTGGCGGCGGATTGGGAGTGACGATACTAAATGGCGGGTGGCAAACTTCCGGCTACATCGGCTGCTATGCCGAGGTTATTGAGTGAGGCTGGCACTTCGGGGCTGGCCTTGATTTTTGGGAGGTGACATTATGGCTTTTTCGGAGATCGACGTTACTTCGCCGACCGGGAAACAAAAGGGCAAGGTGCTCGACGAGACTATCCGCGACTTCAAGCTCCAGGTCGTGACCAACCTGGAGCAAATCAGCAACTATCCCCACTCGACGGCGCTTGTCACGGTATCCTGGGCGACAACCGGGAGGCCGACCGAGAACCTTGTGGTCGGCATGTTCGGCTACAATTTGACCCTCAGCATCCTGGAGTATTGGAACGGTTCGGCCTGGTCGCCGTTAGGCATGGCCAGTCACACCCACCTCGGAAGTGAAATCACGACCGCCGTGGCCAACGCCATCCTGGCCGTGACGGCCACCACCGCAAACAACATTCCGACGTCCGATGTTGGCGGCAACATCTGGATAGCGTAGGGTGATGACATGGCGCAAATCGCGAAAAAGCTCAACATTAGAAAAGACGGAGTAGTGACGCAAATTCCGCTTTATAGCTCGACAGGCGACACCTCTGGCAACTACATGACATTGAAGGTTGACGGCAGCCCGGCCTATGCGCAGCTTGTCCCTGCCTCTGGCGGCTATGGCGGCTCCAGCCTGCACGTCAAAAAGTCTGGTACGGAGTACCTTGTCGCCACCGTGGGGATGCCGCCGGTCCAGGAGTACAGCGGCAACCCCGGCTTTTCAATTACCGCCGGCAGCGGCAACCCGAACGACTGGGTGGCCCTGATAGCAGCAAATACCATCTATGTGCCTCGCGCAATGAATGTAGCCATATACGCCTATGCGTATATTAGTTACTCCAGTAACGCAGGCCAGGGCGGTTTTGTCGACTTCTACATCGACAGCACGAACTACTATCACTCGTACTACATCACGCCGGGCCACAATGCTTACGTTTATATGTATAGCGGCTCGGTTAGCTTGGCCGCCGGCGCGCACACCCTGTCCACGTATGGCCACGTCATAACGTCCTTCGGTGACTACTCGACAATGAGCTGCAGCGCCATACTCATGCGGGGGACTCTCAACCAGGCTTAAGGAGGCGATGAAGTGGAGAGAAAAGCAATCATGGCCCCCGACAAGGGAATAGATAGGTATTTGCCGCTCAACCTCATCGACGACGGAGCCTGGTCGGACGGCAACAACGTCCAGTTTGGCGTCGGCTACGTCAAGAAGGTTAGTGGCTGGCGGAAGTTCTTCGGGGTCAGGTCGGTCTGGGCCGGCTTGACCGTTTATGCCGAGGGTGTCCAGGTAGTACCGACAACCGTCAATAACCACGTTTACAAATGCACAATCGCCGGAACGAGTGGCGACACCGAGCCGACCTGGCCCACGACATACGGCGCAACCGTAACCGATGGGACGGCAGTCTGGACCGAGGTGGGAGTTAACAAGCTGGACGGCACCGTCCAGACCATTGATAACTACTACAAGTCAGATAATACCGAGTGGCTGATGTTCGTAACCACGGGCGGCGTTTACTACTACCACGACTCGGAGGACACGGCGGTAAAAATCGGCACACTAAACGGCACAATGGACCATCTGGCCCAGACCGAGAACGCGCAAGACTTGTTTATCATCACCAACAATGTCGACCCAGTGAAATATTGGGATGGCGCTGCATCGGCCATTGCCGACTTGCCCGGCCTCGATAACTGTGAGCCTGGATATGATGGGGTGACGGTTACCTCGGTCAGGGCCAAGTGCATCTGCTACTACAATGGTTTTCTCATCCTCGGCGATACGACCGAGAACGGCTACCATAAGCCGCAGCGCCTTCGGTGGTGTCGGATTAGCGACATAACTAACTGGAAGAACAACGACGACGGGACCGGACAAGCTGGCTGGCTCGACCTGACGGATGGCGTCGACTGGGTGCAGGCCATGCGGCCCCTCGGCGACTACCTCGTGGCCTACAAGGAACGCAGTATCCAGGTTATGAGCTATGTTGGCGGCGACCTCATCTTCGACAGGCGGTCGGCTATAATCGGCACCGGCCTCCTTGCGACACACGCCCTTTGCGACCTTGGTGATGAGCACGTTTTCGTCGGCCCGGACAATATTTACAGCTTCGACGGCATCGAGACAAAAATCGCCGGTGACGCGGTGGCAAAGGACTTTTTCCGGTTGATGCTGCCAAATGCGGCCAACTTAACCAAGAACTTTTTCATCGAGGAAGTCCCCGAAGCCTGGTTTTCCTTCGTCTCGGTCGACAGCGCAAGCGAGCTGCCCGACAGGGCCATCGTCTACAACACCGACACGAAGTCCTGGTCTTGGCGCGATACGCCAATGCTGGCCTACGGCTACTACCGACAAAGGAGCGACCTGGCCATCGACGACATGGACTTCGCCATCGACGACTGGGACACGGAAATTGACAGCAGCTCGTCGTTAGTCAACGCGCCTCTAAACATCGCCGGCGACGTGAATGGCAACATATACGTTCTTGACGGCAACTCCTTCGACGGCGCGGCCATCGACAGCTTCGTCGTTTCCAAAATGTTTGACTTCGAGCAGCCGGGGCTTATTAAGCGGCTCCTGAGGATTCAGCTTATGGTTGCCCGCGAGGGTCCGTACATGCTGCCGATAACGGTCTATGCTGCCGATAATGCGGACGATCTTTTGCTGTCTCCAGTCGGGGCGTACAACATGAACCTGGACAAGACATACCCGCCGTGGGTGGACCTTGACCTCAGCGCCCGTTACTTCGCCATAAAGCTCGGCACAAAGAACGCTGGCGAGCCTTTCAAGCTCACCGGCTTTATTCTGTACTACGAGCTGCGGGGTGAGATTTAATGAGCATCAAGCCTTTGCCTAAGTCCCCCAGGTTGCCGACGTCGATCAGCGGCAGCGCCGCCGACTTCATCAAGGCGCTTTACTCACAACTCACAGACATGTTGGAAACTATCAATAGACTGGTGAACGCGGCAAACAATGAGACGTGGCAAACACCTATCCTCGCCGGCTCCTGGACCAATTACGGCGAAGATGCGCCCCCCGCCGGCTACTACAAGGACGGCCAGGGGGCTGTTCATCTGCGCGGCATAGTTAAAGGCGGCAGCGGGACGATATTCACCTTGCCCTTCGGCTACCGCCCGGGCTACAAGCACTCGACCGCGAGCCTGGCCAATAGCATCGCCTGTCTCATCCAGGTCGCCCCGGACGGCACCGTAGCCTGGCAGTCCGGCGGCACAAACGCCTGGGTGTCCCTCGACAATATCAGCTTTAGGGTGGATTAAATGATTGAGAGCAATGTTTCCCAGGAGGTTTTCGACGCCATGGTCGTCGACCTGGTCAACCGGGGCCGGCTGCGCCACACCCCCGAACAGGTGAAGGACGTCATGGCGCGCTGCCACACCTTGGCCGTTGACGGCGGGATAATGACCCTGGATTTCCACCTTGACGAGTGCCACGTTATTTACATGTATATTCGACCGGGAGCGAACCTGCTGCCGCTGTTCGAGAGCATCGCCGAAGACGTGGCCAGACATAAAGGCTGCCGGGTGATTAGGTTCATATCGCGCCGGAAGCCGGAAAGCATTATGCGGACAAGGCCGGCATACCGGCCGAACGCCATTCTCTATGAAAAGGAGTTGGATTA